TAATGTGTTCGCTAAAATTCCATTCGTATAGACTGCCACAATTCCATTCACAGGATACGCACCAGGTATACCAACCGCAAGAATAGTTCCATCAGAATTTAAAGAAACGCTCTCATCTGGAGGATATTGACTACTTGCAGATACGATACTATATAGTATAGTCCCATTGTTATATATTTGTATTGTCCTGTCATAGTTATTAGGGTTTCTTGTGCATACTGCGAGAATAGTTCCATCCGAATTCAAGTCTAAATACTTTCCATAATCATTACTACTACTAAATTCAAATGTTTGATAAGAAAAAATTCCGTTATTGTACACTTTTACATAACCTTGGTATGTATCGGGTGCACCGACAGCAAGTATGGTTCCGTCAGAGCTCAATGCAACTACTCCACCAAATTTATCAGACGCATTCCCTGTAAGTGTATATGACAAGACTCCATTTGTATATACGTTTACATAATCCGCAGCGGGTGCTCCAACAGCAAGTATGGTCCCGTTAGCACTTAGAGCGACTGACCTCCCGAACTGTTCAGACGCATTTCCAGTGAGAGTATATGACAAGACCCCGTTTGTATATACTTTTACATAATTATCACCGTTTGCACCGACAGCAAGTATGGTCCCGTCGGCGCTTAGAGCGATTGACCTCCCAAATCCATCAAATGTATTTAATGGATTTCCCGTGAGTGTGTATGACAAGACTCCATTTGTGTACACTTTTACCAGTCTTGGGAGATTAAAGTCAGATGGGCCTAGATTTGCCGCGAGAACAGTTCCGTCTGAACTCATGTCGATTGAACTACCGAAATAATCAAACCCTGCCCCCGGAACAATAGTATATAGTACTGATTTTTTTACTACCCAATTTATTCCGTTGTATGAATACGCTGTAGAACCACTCGTGCTCACAGCGGAAAACACTCCATCCCCGAAAGTCACTGATATCCACGAATCTGTTTGAGAACCGGACGTATCCGTTGACCATTCAATTCCATTTGTAGAATACATGACTGGGTACGTGCCGTTGTTCGACACAGAGACGTAGACGCCGTTCCCGTATGCTACGGCTGACCACGTCGTAGCCGGTGCAAGTACCGTCGGCTGAATCACCCATGGATTAAGCGTCATCCCCTGTTCAAGAGGCACTGGGTTCATGAGACTGACCGTGACATAGCCGGCCGTGTTTGACGCCGCCCCGAGGTCCGTAATATTTCCCGCACCGTAACATGTTGCACCAGAAACGCCGTCTCCCGGACTTCCCGTGTACCCTCCGCCCCCTGAAATGTTGCTCGTCGCTACGGGACTCTGTCCGCCACCGAACCCACCCCCCTCAGGGACAACCCCAGTTGGAAAACTGTTTCCAAACCCACCATCCACGTAAGCTTCTGGTTTCAGAAACTTAAATGTGGCACTCGTCACTAACCCATTTGAAAGGTATCCGCCGCCGTTTTTACCGTTTCCCGTTCCATACGGATTGAACGATGCAGCACTACCTCCTGTTCCGTCTCCACCGCTCGCAACCATCAAAAGCGTCCCGTCTGAAACAACAAAAGTTCCCCCGCCACCACCGACCGTCAGATTGTCTTGGGCGTTCGACGTCAAAGGCGTCGGCTGTTGACCCACGAGCATGGTCAATACTTGACCCTCGGACAAATCAACATCCCCTGAGACGACCCGACCCGGTGTTGCGCCGTATGCGCCTGCTGCCTCGATATGGTACGTTCCCGACGCCGGAACAGTCCACTGCTGCTGACCGTCGACGATCGAAAAGTCGCCTTCACGCCACGGTGCGTTGGCGTACGTCTTGGTCGAATCGGGCCCTCGGTTCCCTGACGTTCCCAGCGTCGTGAACGTGAACGTGTCAAAGTAGTACAGACCGGGATACGCCGGTTTGTAAACATCCATCTACCATTAAGACAGAATTTCGGTACCACCCTCCTGCACGCTGTCGAACAGGGACGTCGCAGCACCATCGGCGATTCGTACGACGTTGTGTGTCACGGCGTACACGCGAACCTGGCGTGAAAAAGCACACGGCGTCAGTTCGAGCGTATGCATCTGACGTGTCAGTGCCGACATGTTTACGGATCCGGTGGGTTGCGTCGGGTGTTCGGGGTCGAGCGCGAACGTGTACATGTAAAACGACCGGTCGGGAACGCGCGTGTGACTTTCGAGCCCCTGGATCGTCCGAAGGAACATGGGTGTTCCAATCTCGGGAAGAATGACGTCGATGCCGTTAAATTGGAGACGCAATGAAACGAGTTGTTCGGCGCCGAGGTTCGTATAGTCGTATGCGGCTGAACCGTCCGTCTGGATGACCCAGTAGAGTTCCTTGACCGGTCGTGTAAACTCAGTCACGAACGTCGACTTTGTAATGTTGGCGCCGGTCGTGAATTGTAGACGTTGAATCGTGTGCGTCAGGTAGTCGATCTTTGCCGTTTTGAAATAATCCCGTTCAGCCTTTGTAATGTACACGTAATCGACAAACAGATTGACGTTGATTGGCAGTGTCCAGTTCAGGGTTGAAAACTCTTGGCTGGGTCGGAACTTGACACGAAACACGGGTGCTTTATCGAGTGCGCACAGCGGTAAATTCAATCGAAACGGCATGCGAATATAGTACGACGCCAGATTACTCGTGATCCCCTTGCCGAGCAGCGTGGTCAGAACGGGTTGTTTCCCGGTCGTGACACTCAGATCATTCATGAGTTCGAGCGACTCACCGTAGTGACGCTCGAGAAGGCTGTTCTCGTACCGGAGTTCGACGAAATCAATCATGCGTGTGCCTGCTGAATCGTCGACTGGAGCTGCGACGGGCCAATCGACCCGGAGATACATGTTGCCGAGGGCAACGTCACCCACTTTGGCGATCCATATCGAAATATCATCGCCAAAGTGAACATCCTTTGGAAACTGGAGGCGTGTCACCTGGTGTGAAAACTGCGCCGGTGGACCGTTCATTCCTCTCCTCTACTTTACGAGTTGAAAATAAGTCCGCCGATTCCGCCTTGGATGGCTAAGAGGTTGTAGTTGCTTGCCCATACCGTTTGGGCATTGGCACTCAGGACCTGGTCCCGGATACGCGAAAAGTTTATTGTGCCGTTTGGAATGTCTGATTCTGGATCAAACTCGAATGGAATCAAAGAAACGTTCCGGATAGGCATGGACGTGTGCGTTTCGAATGGCTCTATGGTGTTCAGGAACGTTCTCGTCCCGACGTCGTTCGTCACAATCTGTTCGCCGGTCAATTCGAGCGTACTCCGAGCCGCCAAATTCGAGTACTGGAACACGTTTGCAGAGTCGGGCGCGCCTGTGATCCATAATTCCTTGACAGGGCCCTTGATGTTCATGTAATTCATATCGGTAACCCTTTGTGTCTGGACAAGGCCGAGCAGCGCCTTGTCTGGTTTGGGAACTTCTGGAGGCAGAGACTCGTAATCGACGAGGATACTCGCCTTGAACGTCGTATCTGGTCCGTATGGATCAAACTCGACGATGTTTGTCGCTGTGTTATCTCCTTGTGCAAACATGTAGACGTACCGAGGTCCGTTGGCTAACACGTACTGGTTCGTAGGCAAAGGCGCTGGGAACTTGTAGGCTGCAGCGGTCGAAAGATCTTTGGTCGTGTCGATGCGGACCGCGACGTTGTTCGTCGAACAGTAAATGTAATTGCCCATGACGATGAGATTACGAAGTCCGTCACCAGGGATTGTAAATTTAGGAATACTTACAGCCACTCCACCCCAATAACCAAAAGCCGGTGATACAGCTGCATTCCATGTAAGTCCGTCATCTGTTGAATATGCTTGTGAATCATATGTAACGAGAACAAAAATACCATCTGCATACACAACACTTCTCGCAATTTCAGGAATTTGAACATTTGAATAATTCCATGTAAGTCCATAATCTGTCGAATATGCTTGTGAGTTATAACCAGCCATAACAAATACTCCATTTCCGTAAGTGACACTATACCAAAAACCTCCAAGTGGCGAAGCTACGGACGTCCATGTAAGCCCGTTGTCTGTTGAGTACCCCTGTGAGTCACCAACCATGACAAACACTCCGTTTCCGTAAGCGACACTAGACCATGTTCCTCCTAAAGGAGACGATGCATACGTCCATGTAATTCCATTGTCTGATGAATAAGCTTGTTGCGCACCATAATATCCTACTGTAACAAATACTCCATTTCCATAAGATACACCAGACCAGGTTGCTCCGAGAGGAGACGCTGCAGATGTCCATGTAATTCCATTGTCAAATGAATATGCTTGTGAATAAAATCCAACCATGACAAAAACACCGTCTCCGAACACTATACTTCGCCAATCCCCTGCTAAAGGAGTCGCTGCATATGTCCACGTAACCCCGTTATCCTTTGAATATGCCTGTGAACTTCCTACTGCAATAAATATTTCATTTCCGTATCCTATATTTGTTTGTACACTCGATGGTAAGTTACCTAGAATCCATGTTTTTCCGTCATACGAATATGCTTCATTGGTAGAAGTGTTAGCTATGAAAATTAAACTATAATTAAACAAAGTAAAAGTTGAATTTGAGTACTTTAGAATATTGAAATTATCACTTATAAAATACAAAGTACTTCCTATAACAACTCCTTCTGTTACATGACTTCCGTATATTGAATAGTCGAGAAGGTACCATTGGCTTTGAACGTTTGCATTGAGTTGATATGTGTAGAGTGATCCAGGTGTTCCCTGTGGAAGAATAATAAGATCAGTACCAGTCGAAATAGTCTGGTAAACACCAGTGACATTTGAGCTGAACGTCTTTGTGAAATCAACCGTCGTGTAACTTCCTGGGCTCGTGAACACACCGGTCGTATCGTACTTGGACACGAAAACATTCGATGACGCCGTATTACTCACAGTGTAATACACGTACCGAAAGTCTGCGACGATCGTTCCGGTCAAAGACCCGATCGTCGGCGTGTAGTTGTTCACGACGAACGAAGATATATTTCCTTGAATAAGTTCGGTAATAATCATACGTGCCAGTTGTCCATTGGTCAGTCCGATGTACAGGTTCCCTGAAAGGACGCAAAATTGACTGAACAGACTCGAACCCGAGAATGCCGAGAGGACGATGTACGATGCGGGGTCGTCGACGTTTTTTGTGGTGTCGAAAATGATAAATTGACCGCCGTACGTGACTATGAAAATGTACTGTTGGTACGAGAAGGTCGTTTGGACGTTGACGGGCTGTCCTCCTAATATACCTGTCGACGCATCATACGTCGTATACGACTTGGCGTCCAAAAAGTCACCGGTTCCCTGGTTCAGATTTTGGGACAGGTTCAAGTATGAATCGAAATCAACCTCGACGCTCATATGTTGGTGGGTCAAGGCACACAGAGGAATTTCTTTGGTTCCCAAAGGCAAATTGACGTAGTACTCACGTGCAACGGTCGCCTGTGTCTGATCCAGGGTCCCGTTCATCAACTTCAGGATCGCCTTGTTTTCGTAAGGAACCAAAAGATCGTTTTGGAGTTCGATGTACTCACCCGAGTACTCTTTGATGGTCTGTTTCCCAACCAAGAGCCTTACGTTTTTGCACAGTTTATGGGCAACAGAGTCGTCGTACGTCGATGTACTCGGAGGTAAGAACCCACTGATCCACCCAGACTGGGTCAGAGTCCATGGTGGAGTCGCTGGGAGCGAGTACGTGAGCCCTTCGCGTGAATCAAACCCCCAGAATGCAGCGTCTGACGCGTTTTGGAATGATACCGAAGGATAAGTGTCTGAAGAGAAAACACGATCCGTCAACTGGAGAGGTGGCGTAACTAACGAAACGGAATCTGAAGATGAACTTGTGTATATGAATTCTCCGTATGTAACCCGAGAAAAATTTCCTCCAACAAGAGATGTTAATAAATTCCATGAAAGTCCGTTGTCTGTTGAATATGCTTGTAGAGATTGCACTCCAGAGAACCCTAACATAACAAATACTCCGTTTCCATAAGCGACACTCGACCAAGATCCTCCTAAAGGAGACGATGCATACGTCCATGTAATTCCGTTATCTGTTGAGTAAGCTTGTCCATTAAACCCTGATAATGGAAATACTGCAACAAATACACCATTTCCATATGCGACGCTCGCATATTGTCCTCCAATAAAAGGAGCTGATAAATTCCATGTAATTCCGTTGTCTGTTGAATATGCCTGATAATATCCAGACATAACAAAAACACCGTTTCCATACGCGACGCTATACCATGTTGTTCCTCCTAAAGGAGATGCTACTGATGTCCATGTTTGACCGTTATCAGTTGAGTAAGCTTGACAGCCATCACCGACCATGACAAAAACACCATTTCCGTATGCGACGCTAAACCAATCTCCTGTTGTAATCGGAGAAAGTGCAAAGGACCATGTAAGTCCGTTGTCGGTTGACCTTGCCTGTGAAACACTTTTAATTGTAACAAAAACTCCGTTTCCGAACGCTGTACTTCTCCAATATCCAGATAATGGATACGTTACGGGTATCCACGTTTGGCCGTTATCAACTGAATAGGCTTGTGAATTCTGTCCAACCATAACAAAAGTTCCGTTTCCGTACGTAATATCTTCCCAATAAATTGCAGTCAGAGGAGAAATAACAAAGTTCCATGTAAGTCCATTATCTGCAGAGTATACTTGCGTACCTCCCGTTATAACAAATATTGAATTACTTTTTGTAACTGTAAAAGCCGCGTCTGAAGATGCCGTAACTGTATACGTCTGATTCAAGATACCACTCCCGGTTAAATTTAACAAAACCTGACTTCCAACCGGGAAGTTGCTCGGCGCTGACGTCGTGAACGTCCAGCTCGTTCCGACGTTCGAACCGCCCGTAATTTGCCACGTCTTGTTCGTCACGTTGTTCACCCACAGGTTCGAGTTTGTCGTCGAAAAGTAACTGATAATGTCACCGCACTCTATTCCTGGACTCGACGCCGTGCCGTTGTATGAAATGCCTGCGAGGACCGTCGAACACGTGAACGAGTTGGCCGTTGGAATTCCAGTGATCGTGTAGGTACCGTCCAGATCGAAGATGACGTAGGCTGTACCGACAAGAGTCACCTGCGCCCCGATGGAAAAGTAGTGGTTCCCGGCCGTGTTTGCAGTCAGGGTCACGCCGTCTGCAACCACCAGCGTCAGACCCATGTTCGCATAGACGGTGGCACCCACTTCGGAGGACGGTGTCGGGAACACGTACTGACCCTCAACCGTCGGATAAATGGGTGGGAGGACCGTACGGAGAGTCATTCGGGTCATGTAATCCCCCTTGACTGGAATGGTACACCGACCTGTGGAATCGAACGTCACCTGGTTGTCAAACGGAATCTCGTACGTCTCTCTGGATCTGTTCACACGAGGCTGGTATTTAGCTTCGAAATACGTCCTGTCCGGTGTCATGGATAACCAACGGTCATCCTGACCCCGGACAGTCAGCAGCAGATCAGCCGCTGACATTTACTACTATTTAGTTATACATTAAATTACCGATTCCGCCTTGGATAGCGAGAACGTTGAACACTTTAGCGTACACTCGAACTTTTAAATTCGAAGGCGCCACAGACACCAACGTAACGTCTACATATTGTTCAGCGATACGAGACATGTTCACGGTTCCAGATGGTGCAAGACGCTCTGGGTCCCATGAAACAGAGTACACAGAGACGTTACTCGACGATGGCATGCTGGTATGTGATTCAAACGTCCGAATGTATCGTGTCATCACCTGGTCGTCATCGACGAGGATTTCGTTGTTCAGTTTGAACACGACGCGTTTGATAACCCCTGGCAAATCGACTGTGACCCAAAACTCACGAACCGGTCCGCGTACGTCGAGTTTGAACGAACCGGTCGACTGACCCTGTATAAGTGTAAAATCGTTGAGTGTTGTTTGACCGTAGAGGCTCTGTGAGCGTAGTGGGTTTGGTTTGTCGAACGTTTCGTACTTGACAATCATACTCGACGCGAGCGTTCCTCCATCCATCGTCAAAGGATCAAACTGGACGAGATCATTGTACGTTTCGAACCCGCCGCCCCATGTTGATGTCAAGTATACGTATCGGGCACTGACAAGGCATGACAAGACTGCTACAGTCGGGTCATTATTAACGTAATTTTTTCCCACCCATGAAATCGTATCGACTGTCGTCTCTTTCGACGTCTGAGCACTGCCAGTACCGTCAAAAATGATCCAGTCTGAAACTGAATTTGTCGTCGTGTCGTACCGAAGAATAGTCGCTCGGATCGAAAAATACGTGCCACCTAGATAGTATATTGATTTACCGTCAAACCCATACGGGAACAGTTGGTACCCGTCTGGAAATTTTGAACTTGTAAAAAGAATGAATGAATACGCCGACGGAGAAGATATACTTTGGGTACTATCATAACGTGTCAAGTAGACAGAACCACTTGAAAATGCAAACGTCTCAAAGTAAAAGTACCGTCCGTCGGTCGCGTTTGGAACCGAACCACCGGTCAGGTTCGGTGCCGGTGAAATCGTACTGATGTTGAAATACGTATATGCCGAAAGATCCAAGAAATTCTGAGTGTCTGTTTTTAAAAAAAGACCCGAACCCTGAATGGTTCCGTAAAGGTTCCTGCCGTCAAAAGCCGTTGACATTGCTGAAACAGAGAGTGAAGAAACCCCTGTAATGTCAAACCATGTTCTGGGTGCACCTGTGCCTGGAAACGAAAGAAAGTCATATGAGGACCACTGACCGATAGGTTTCGTCGTATCATACCTAACTGTTATTGGATTATAACCTGCTGAGTAACCAAAAGGAATCTCCATAACTTGAGGAGCCGGTTGACCATTTGATGTGTACGTATAGGCTACATTTGCAGTGACGAAAATATTCGAAAGAGTCTTTATTTGACTACCCATCGTAACAGTCTTTGTAACTCCTGCAAAATTCTCAGCATAGGTCGTAACATAGTTGATCACTGCTGTATTGTCCGTCGCGATCAATTGAGGTGTCGCGATGTTATAGACTTTGTATGTTACGTATGTGTTTGCGAATGCGCATTCGGGTGTACACGAAGTGAACGTCGCGACGTTGCTCCCGGTCAAGGGAACGCTGGTCGTCGTATAAAAACCAGGCAAGTTCCATACAGGTACTACTGATGAATACAATATATTTACAGTCACATTTATATCAGAACCCACCTTTGTTTCACCTGTTATAGTGACCGACGTCGGCGTGTACTGTGGTGTTATTCCAAGACTGCTTGTTGTCACGAAATTCACCAGGGCGACATTATCACTGGCGATGAGTTGAGGTGTTGAAATACTCAATACTTGATAGACGAGATTGAGCGTTTGTGTGAAAGTACGCCCGTTTCCACCATTCCCTGGCATGTATGTGTATGTAGTAGCCGTGTTACTTCCGAATGTCACATTTCGAATCGCAGTTTTCAAGTAAAGATATCGAGCATCAGCCGTAAAATCGCCTATAATAATATTTCCTTCGTACAAGTTGGGAAAAAACACAGCACCTTGTGTTGCCGTCGCAGTTCCTGTAAGCATATCAGCCACAGGAACACTTCGAACGTAATTGGAACTTGATGTTGCTATATACATCGTTCCACCGATGAAATACGGTCTGAATGGACCACCTTGATGAAATTCTGGATCGTACCAATAGACCCATGAGGATGCATCCCCTTGTGGTTTGGTCGTGTCGTAAAAGTAGTATCGTTGACGATACGCATTGATAGGATCATTTATGACATATACGATCCATTGTTTGTAAAAGTTTGTATGATAGACACGAAGATCTTCAGGAAGTCCGAGGACAGTCTTGATGTTTGTGTTCGTGTACGACCCTCCGTCAGTCAGACTCTTTGTCGTGATGAGCGTCTGTGGAAGGTTTTCAAACTTTTCGTACTCGATTTCAATCTGAACATCCTGGTTATAAATCGCTTTCATGTTCAGTTTGTCTGTGTTGAATGTCAGGCGTGTGTAGTACTCTCGGGGTGCGTACACCTGCGACGTGTCACCCTTCCCCTCGAGAATCGCAAGACCCGTCTGGTTTTCGTAGGCGACGCCGAGGTCATCCTCGATGATTAATCGTTCGCTCGTGAGTCTATCGATCGTCTGCCCACCGACGAGAAGCGTCGCGCTCTTGACCAGCCTGCATGCGACTGAATCGACATACGAAAACCCGACTCCTGGAGGTGGTGTGAAACCACGGATCCACCCCGCCTGAAAAAGCGTAAAAGGGGCTGTAACGACACCGTTCACGAACCTGTACGCCTTGTAGCCCCCGGATGTCACGAAATCAAACGACCGTGGATCAAACCCCCAAAAAACACCGCTCATGTCATCTGTAAAATAAATGTAATCGTACACCGTCGATGTGAACACAAACTTGAATAATGACGAGTCATACGCGACGTTTATGTTTGAATACCCTACGAAATTCGTCGCCCAAGCAGCCTGGAACTGTGTGTTAAAGTACCCGATAAAGTCTCCTGGCTGGATAGCGATGGTTCCGTCTGGGACATACACAGCGCCATACACCTGGTCGGTGTACAAAGGGTACACATATCCTGGTCCTAGGGGTTGATACAACGTTGGCAAGACTGACCGAACCGTGAACCGTTTCGAAAAGTCACCCTTCGTTGGCAACGTACACGTCGCAGAATCACCGTAGTACACTGCACTTTGGTCAAAGGGAACTTCGTACGAGTATGCCATGAAGTTGTTTGGTTTCTTGTAATTAACCTCAAAGTACGTCCTATCTGGGTTGTCTGACAGCCACTGGTCTTCTTGACCATGTCCAGCCAGCAAAATTTGTGATGCTGACATACTACTCTACACCAAGAAAACATCCAGCGCGTCTTTCACGTGTGTAAAAAATCCAGTACACCATTAGGAAATGACCAATCTACAGCTCAAAAAGTTTGATCCGAGCAAGATTGGCGACGACAAGGTGTGCGTGTTCATCGGCAAGCGCGGCACGGGCAAGTCAACACTCGTCACAGACATCATGTACCACAAGCGACACCTGCCCGTCGGTATCGTCATGTCTGGTACAGAGGACGGCAACCACTACTACAAGCAGTTCATCCCCGACCTGTTCATCTACGGTGATTACAAGCGCGACGCCATCGAAAAGGTTCTCGATCGCCAGAGGCGAATCGTATCAGCCGGTGGAAAGTCGAGCGCCTTTTTGCTTTTGGACGATTGCATGTACGACAAGGCGTTCATGAAAGACACATGCATCAGGCAATGTTTCATGAACGGGCGTCACTGGAAAATCTTCTTTTTGCTTACGATGCAGTACTGTATGGACTTGACGCCTGACCTGCGCGCCAACGTCGATTACGTATTTGTCCTCCGTGAGAATGTGATTCAGAATCGCGAGCGCCTGTACAAGGCGTTCTTCGGCGTCTTCCCGACGTTTGACATGTTTTGTCAGGTGATGAACGCCTGTACTGAAAACTACGAGTGCCTCGTCCTCGATAACACGAGCAAATCCAACAAGATTGAGGATTGCGTCTACTATTACAAGGCGCCTATCCGTAAGGGGTTCCGCATCGGATCTGAAGCCATGTGGCAGTACCACCAGAAGAACTACAACCCGAAGCACGTCGCAGCACCACTGATCACGTCTGGAACACCAGCTGGAAGTGCACGGCGTCCAGGAATCACTGTGAAGAAGGTCTAAACTCGTCTCCGCCGCAGGTGGAGACACTGTCGCGCCCCTTGTTCGTCTCCGTATGTCACTGCTTCGTGTCTCCCCCGTTGGACTGATCGCGCCCCCTCGACGTAAAAGATTTCACGCGCAGCAATAGATGATTATCGAGAATCTCGATTTCAACGGATCGAGTGATATCCTGCAGTACATTCCTCAGGTGGACACCGAGAAGCCGGTCCAGCAGCAGAGTTCTTTCGGTGTTCCAGATGAACTTCAGCCGGTGTACCAGACGCGTTCGATCGACCAACCCGAGTTATTTAAAGCCGAAATAAAACCTCCTCAAATAGAAATGGATTTCTCGACATCAATCGCCGACATCGTACCGAGCGCCGATTTCGACTCTGCCCCAACCATGGGCGGCCCGTACAAGAACCCGCAGAACAACAGAGTGGCGGCGCTGAGCCTGGACAATGCGTCCGCCGGTCCAGCTTCGTCGTCCTCTTCAAAGAACCCATTTGGTCTGACTGACGAGCAGTTGAACGCGGCGATCGCGGGCATTGCCGCAGTCGCTGCATTCTCCAAGCCGGTTCAGAACAAATTGGCGGATCTGATTCCTAAATTTATGAGCGATGCAGGTGACCTGTCAGCGACGGGCATGCTCGCCACCGCATTCATCGCGGCTGTTATTTTTTTCATTGTCCACAAATTCGCCAAGCCTCCTCAGAAAAAGTAAGTAACCATTTTGTTACCTAATTCGAGTACTTCCATTTAAAACCACCAGATGTCTTGGTTCTGCCTTTCAGACATATAGTCACAGAAGAAGCTGCGACATTTATACTTTCTGCAGCTTCTTTCACCGATTCAAATTCATGAATAAATATATCGTCATCCGTGAACTGACTGACACGTTTCTTATTAGTTTGTATAAGACTTTGCATATGTTGAATAGCGCGTAGACGGAATTCCGGATTATTTTTAAGTGGATGTTTATCGCCTTTTTTGCATTCACTCATTTTTCGCTTTGTCTCTTCTGAAAGTTTTATACCTAAAAATCGTCCTTTAGTTGCTTCGCTTATACGCTGTCTTGTTTCTTCTGTGTGTGTTTTTCCGTAAAAATGATTATCGGCTCCAAACCGCCGAACAATAACCCCTGTATGTCCTAGACCCCCTTTTGCTACATTATAGTCTGGTTTGAGTTGTTCAATTACTTGTATTTCGAGCTCATTGAGTTGTTTCTTGAGTTCAGTTTTACTTTCGCATTCAACTGTGTGAATAGGTTCCATTGTAAACATATTCACTCCGTATTTTCTCATAGCTAAATGAATTACCATATCATCAGATAGATTCTTAGTATCTGAGACATGGTCATTCCATCTCTTCTGGAGAGTTTGTATAGTCTGACCTATATAAAACTTTCCATTTTCCAAGTTATCGATCCGATATATATACCCGATCGGCATGTAATATAATCAGATATTTTATTTTTAGTTTCTTTAAAATAGACCTGTTTTTAAATCGGGTTAAAATTGGTCAGTTCGAGTACAGGAGCCCGCCCATTCCGTCTTTAATGCGCAGGACATTGTAGTTCATCGCGTAAAAGTAGCGACCGTTGCCGCCAGCCAGAGTGCTCAGTGAGACGCCAGCGGGTGCGACGATGCGGAACGTATCGATGCGTGAAAAGTTCAGCGTGCCAGTCGGCTGAAGCTTTGACGTGTCCAGGCAGTAGGAAATAAGAGCGACGTTCGCCGTCGAGTTGCCGTGGTTGTAGCCGTAGGGGGTGTGGTAGTACTGGGGCACATCGATCCACTGGAACATGGAGCGCGAGTCGCCAATGTCCACGCCGTTAATCTGCGTCTTGAACTGGTAGTTGACAGCTGCGATCTGGGTGGCACCGGTGCTGTATGCCGTCGAGTAATTGTTGGCGGAGAAGGCCAGGAACTTGACGGGGTGAGCCAGGGCCAGCTCCTGCATGTTGGTGGTCGCGATGGGGATGCGGGTCATCTGGGTGATCAGCAGGTCCATGGGTGTGTTGGCGAAGTACTCACGCTCCGCCTGGTCCAGGTAGACGAAGTTGGTCCAGGCCTCGTACTGGAACGTGGAGTATGCGGCAGTCGCCGGCAGACCCGTCAGTGCCAGCGTCGAACCCAGGGTCGTGCTCCACGTGATGCGAAGCTCGACGTCGTGGTACTGGAGCGCCACCAGGGGCAGCGACACGTTCCAGTCCTTGCAGAAGAAAAACTTGAGCGGCAGGAACCCGTTGGTGACGTTGTTGGGACCCGCAGCGTTGTTGTTGAGGTAGCGCTGGGAGAAGTTCTGAGCACCAGTCACCGCCTCGACGTTGGACATCCATGTGATGTCCTGTGTGTCGACAATCTGGCCGCCGATGAGCAGCTCGATCTTGTCAATGACGTTGGTCCAGTTGATGCCTGGGATCAGAGCACCGGTCGAATCCTTGGCAATCAGGTACATGTAGTTGATGAGGTCACCCTTCTTCTCCAGACGAATCGTGGAGATGTTACCAGCCGAGGGGTTACCCTGGATCAGCTGGCGTTCGGGTGAGTTGGCGTAGTGCGTGTAACGTTTGTAGCTGGAGCGGTAGAAAGAAACCTCTGGCTTACCAGTCAGCCACGCGTCCTGAGCACCGGTTGCAACGAGCTGAACGATACCACCAGACATTTACAATGGTGTGAGAAAAAAACTGGTCTCGTCGTTCGCCGCGAAGCGGCCATGGCAAACTTTCCACCTGCGGTGGAAAGGTATAAAAACTGGTCTCGAATCGAGAGACTTTCCACCTGCGGTGGAAAGGCGGCTCAGTCCTGAATCATGATGCCGCAATACTCGAGCGATCCTTCGATGGGTGTATAAATGCCCAGTGTTTTACAGAGCGCCTTGAGGTCTTTGAACGACGCCCAAAATTCAGGAGAGTGGTCGTACTCGTCGACTGTGACGTGAGCCAGCTCATGAATCAGAACATTCATCGCCGAGTTTATATCATCCTTGTCCAGGCAGATGTAAATCTCGTACCCTTTATTGACGTTGTATCCTATGGTGCCTCGATTCATCCGGGACCCGTGGATTCCCGTGAGGATACACCTCTTCCTGAGGCGAGCGAATCGCGGATCAACCACCTCCGTGCTCTTGAGATGGCTCAAGAGTGTGTCGTACCGCTGACGAAGATCCGTCATGAGCGGCGCTTCACGGCGACTGCTCCACGCGGCAACAGCGAGGGTCACGATGAGCAGTCCCGTCTGTATGATACCGGATGCCATCCTACTGATCTAGACGTAGAAAAACAAACTGTGCATAAATGTCGGTAACGAGTCCCGTCTGTTCTGGAGCGATAGGTCCCCACTGAACACATCGAAACTCGGGTTCGAGCGCCTGACGAAGGACATTCCCGTCCAACAACGGTTCATATTTGGGTCCGTCTGCGTAAAATGGGCCATCCGTCAGACTCATGAGCACCTTGTCACCGTGGACCTCAAATACGTTACCGTGGGCATCTGGAGAACTCGCGCTTTCGATGAGACTCTTTTCGGGCGTGATGCCGATGAGGTGCCCTCCTGGCTTGACTGCCAACTTGATCGCCTTGATGCTCTGTTCAAAGTGATCTCCGAAAATGTACTGGATGGAAAAGTTGTAGCACACCGTGTCAAACGGACCTGCAAACGCCGCCTGACGAATGTCCCCGGTGCCTAGAAACCACACACCGAGACCGATTTCAAATGCCCGATCCTCCGCTTCATGGAGGGATTTCTCATCCGGATCGATGGCGGCGACCCGAGCACCGACAGACTTCCACTTGTGCCAATCGCCGCCGCGACCGCACCCACAATCGAGAACGTAAGAGTTCGGTGAGACCCATTGATTGATGAGGTCACGTTTCGCCTGGTTGTGGCGTTTACGGAGTTGATCCATGATGTCACTTAAAAGAGTGACGTCCTGTAGTTTTAAATGGGTTCTCTTGAGCAGGATTACTTGACGGTGCCAGGACAGGTTTTTGCACTGATTTCTCTGGTCGGTCCGGACATGCCCCAGCGTAACGAGCAGCTGGGTCTGAAGATCCGCGGGTGTTTCTCTACCAAGGATGAGGCGGAGAGTCACGCCAAGCGTCTGCAGAAGGAGGATGCACTCGTCGACATTTACGTCGTCGACATGTACAAGTGGCTGCTGATTCCCCCTGACCGTGACCAGATTGATAACGTCCATTACCAGAACGAGAAGCTGGAGGAGATTATGACCAAGTACCGCGATAACCAGCGTCAAGCGGCATCCATGTTTGAGCAGCGGAAGCGTGACATGCTCGCCAAGCCCCTCGAGGGGTCGGCGACGCCGTTCATCACGCCCGGGGATGAGAATTCCAAGTATTACACCAAGCCAGATGTACCACCCATTCCTCACCCGGCCGAGCTCATCGACGACCTGAAGAAGGAGTTTCCAGACAAGGAGATGCCTGAGCTGGTGAAGATTGCCGACGATCGTATCGCCGATGAGATTGAGCGTCGTCGCGTCCAGCAGGAGGAGGAGCGCGCGAATGCACCAGCAGTCCAGATTGACGCCGGTCCAGCACCCGAGCCTGTCGGTGCAGGCAGCGCGGCGGCAGGACTACTGGGTTAATGGTTCACCTGTTGTCCAACAGGTTCACCTGTTGTCCAAGGGCACTCCGTGCTCCTTGTCCGCCGCAGGTGGAAAGTCATTCGGACTTGAAAAAAAACATAAACAAATATCAGGATGAAGGTACACTGGTCGTTATGGGTAGCGCTTGTCGTGCTCGTTTTGATTCTGGTGATTCTTTCAGCACGCAGAGAGGGGTATGCTCCTCCGCGTGATGAAAATACACAGCCTCCGTTTACGGAAGATGTCGGCAACACGGTGACGACGTCAAACAACCTCCCGTATGTCGATTCAACGAGCAACGTTGTCAAGGTTGACAGTCAGACTGATGTATATAAAGACATGGCGGGTCTGGACTTTCAGATTCAGGCGGGAAATCCAATCCTGAATTTCATTCAGGGCGATCCTTCATCAAACGTGATGTATGGTGACTTTGTACCAAACGAGTCTGATGGAGGGTCGGCAAGAATGTACGCCTACGGTTTTGAAAGCAACGTTTCAACCGAAGGCGACATGCTTCCTCCCGTCCCTACAGCGACGTCCAACGTCGCAATGGTTGGAGGAATTGATATCAACGGCAGCTCAATAATGCCGGACTCTGGTCAGTACATACCAGCTCTGACATCTCCGACGATTCCCTTTTTGGGAGATCAACCTGGAATTAGTGCTTCAGGATCACCGGCGTCAGAGACTTCCCCAGCAACAACCCAATGAAAAACGCAGCAAATACAAGAATTATAGTCTCTTTTGAAATTTTTTCAAGCATATCAACCGACTGATTCTGAGGATGGAAAACACGGGGACCCGGATCATAATACGAGCGTGCGTCGTGCTGCTGAGGATGCTCCTCGGCCTCGACCTCGTCCACGAGCTGCTGCTGCTGGGGGTCGTCGTTCGTCTCGGTCATCGGAAACATCGGTCTCGCCGGACTCGGATCGAACATCCGGTCCATTACTTTCAGAGTCACTGCTACTTTTATCTTCAACTATGAATCCAGCGAGGTTCCCCTCCTGATCAGCATCACTCTCACTTGAGATATCCTCCGTGTCATAGGATACCTCAGATGAAACGCTCCCAGATTCATCAGTGTCGTAGTCGTCATCGGCGTAATCATCCTCACACACCTCCTGTGGCGTATAACGCTCTGGAGCCTTGACGGTGCGACCGGAACGCGTACGGGTCGCTGGCTTACTACTGACCGTGACTTCTGGGGTCTGGGAAGTGTCCGCTGATGGCTTGTCCTGTCCGGTTGACATCAGGCTCTGTATCCTCAGGGGCTAAATCGTTTAAGTACTTTGGAAAGAAATACAACCCATTCTTTTGTGCGAGTTCGAACAACGTCGTTTCACCTTCGACACCCATCTGAACGGCGATGGATTCGAGCTTCTCCTGGTGTTCGTGGTCATCTGCGCGTCTGATGAACAGAGCGAGGTTACGAACATCCTCAATCGCTTGGTAAAGTCCCCCAGCTCTTTGATCGAGACTTGCCTTTTGGTTTTCGAAAACTGCTAGATGACTTTGAAGCAGCTCCCATGTTTGAGGGTCGAGTCCCGAGTACGGGTGCACCTCTCTGAGAAACCGATTCTTCTTGCCACCAAAAGTCGGGAATAAGATCACAAATAGACACATAAGTAGAACTATCCACAGCAACATTGCTGCGTAATTCCTCTACTATACTCGGAGAAAGAATATGTTCCCGTCCGACAAACTTTTGCTCCTTGCAGTCGTCGTCGTGACACAACTGGCATATACGTCCACGTGTAATACCAAACCACACGTGATTCGACTTGTGTACACCCTGGATCCGTTCGCAGTACTTGGAATCCGTCTGGACGATGATTCGGTCGTTTCCCTTTCTGAGGACACGTCGAACGTTTGCCAGTTCCTGACCCTTGAGATACTTGCGTATGTAACGTTCCAGTGGTGCACACGTGATTTCGACATTCACCGCCTCTTTGGACACCTCGTTCGTTCGAACTGCAAAGAGTTTGAGAGTTTCTGCTGTAGGCGTTGCATCAAACACACCCCCATTCAATTCACGCCATGGCACGTACGGTCCAGAATCCACAGACCCACGATCCCGTTTGTGCGACCAGAGCATTCGGAGTCCCGAGCCACCGTAGACGCTCGCGTCGATACGTTGACTCCATTCCGGGTCGTCAGGAAGTTCGAGCAGAATCCGAGTCCGTAGAGCGAGCGCTTCAGATTTTGTTACGAAAACATCCGGCCAATGGATGTGCACACCCGTTTTGACCTGGTTGTCCACATCACGTGGTTCAGCGCGCGCGATGACGCATCGACCCTTTTGGACGACGGAATGCATCACCTCGACGAGATTGAGTATGACGTCATCTGGGAGCGCCTCTGGACCTTTGTAATCGAGATCGACGAAAAACTTGAACACGTCAGTCTTTTGCTCCACCACGTACAGTTTCTTACCGAGACGTACTGCATGTATACAATCCACGTAAAATTCGTCAAGTTGTTCAAACGGAACTTGAAGAATTCCACCATCCATAAGGACGTGTGTCCCAGGACCCTTGTCTGTGAGCCATTTCTCCATACTACGATATACCATTCATTCTTTTAGTCTGTGAGTCCGAAGGACTTGTGCGCCGCTGCGCGACGAAGGAGGCGTGCTTTGCACCCCTCCGCCTATTTTTAGTCTGTATCCGAGTCGTGCGTCAAGCGGCTCCAAAAGTCTTTGATTTTCATGACGACGACGGGCTCCGGCTCCTCAACGGGCTCCGGCTCCTTCTTCTCCTCCTCAACAACGGGCGGAGGCGGGGACTCCTTCGACGGAGACTCCTTCTTCAACTCCTCCTTTTTGATTTCATAGATGATATCGACGAGAGACATTGTCTTTGCCATCTCGTCGGCGTCACCGTGTCCTCGCGCCTGGACGAGCATCTCGGCAAACATGCGCTTTGACTTGGTCATGTTCTGATGAATGTCAATATTTTCACACGTGTATTCTGACGCTGACCTTTAATTCCGGAAATAAAAGTTTGTACGTTGGGTCGAGGAAAGAGCTGTGTGAAAGTCTGGATTTGTGATGACGTGTGTGCGTATCATGTCCCAGAGGTTGTCACGGGCTGTGATTCCTTCGAGCGTGTCAAATTCCACCTTGTCGTTTTCGTCGTAGTTTTTGCGAAAATACGTTTGGCGATTCTCCATCTTGGATTTCTCCTCGTTGAATCGCCGAACGATATACGTGTGTTCATTAGCCGTCATAGGCAAATCGATTACGTAGACGTGGTAAATGCTGGTGACATCATCCTCAATGTCAGCTTCAGAATCTCCTGGACCTTTGTACTTGGTTGCAAATTGGAAATAGGAGTAGGCACCTCTTTTCAGGTTGATTGTGCCTCGAGTCTCCTCCTCGAGTTCCCGAACGGCACATCGTAAGGGATTGATAACCTCGCGACGTCGACACCCTCCTGTGACGAACGTCCACTCCTGGTACCGGCGGTCATGTACAATAAGCATATACTGCTTATTATTGATCGTCGTCACTGGAATCGCTATACTTTTGTGCCTCTCCCGACATGGCTGCTCTTGCGGGGAAGTCATTCCCTCCTACTGAGTCGTTCGTAAAAAAATTCATCAACTTTCCCCCACCCCGTGATGGTTCATATGTAATCAAAAACAAAAGTCCGAGCAAAAGAAGCCACTTCCAGATTTGCATTTATTATACTCAACTTTTATGTTTCCCCAAAATGTCTCCGATTTGTGCTTGCGTTATGTGACCTGACATGTCTATGAATTCTTCAACCGACATGGGTTCAAGATGCTTCTTCCGACGTTCTCTGTTGATAATAGGCTGAAACTGCAGCTTGTTCGACATCATATACTTTTTGAACTTGTTACTATGTGCGATTGTTTTCACGAGTGCTGTAATCGGAGCGATACTCGAATTCGGTGTTCGGCTTTCATTGATATAGGCGTGAAGGTTTCTCCGAAGCCATGCGAGGGACCACGTTTGACAAAACGTATCACCTGAGTGACACTGGGGATGACGACTACTTACATATAACGGTTTCTTTGCAAGTGTAGCAATTTTCTTTCGTGCCGTCTCATTCAAATAACTTCCATATGTACCAGACGTGTCCGATGGATCAAACACAGTGATACGTTGAGGTGTCATGTTGTATGTTACAAAGTGGTCCTCGCCACTCGAACGTTCCCCTGGAAGCACAAGAGTTCCAGTTGGATGTTGAATAGGTTTCTTCGTTCCCGGTGTAATTCGATAATCACCCTTCACGTTCGCGTAATATTTTCGAAATTCCACGTCAGAAACAAATATATCCCATAGCGTTTTCCAAGACGCAAGGTCTCGGCTCAACATATAGTTTGACGTGTATTTATTTCTTCAGTTAACAGGCTGAACGAGCGGAGTCCCAGTCTCAGCTTTGGCGCTGAATGAGTGTGCAAACGGGTTACTCTTGAGCACGTTGTTTGCCAAACCCAACCCCTGGTTGTTTGCTGACGAGCGGAAATCCTTCTGACCCTTGAATACGTTCAGACGGTCGTACTGGTTTGGAAGGTAGCGAGAGCCACGGCTTGCGTCGGCTGGGCGAACTGGGAGCGCACCCGCCTCGAGGCGCGTGTTTGTGTTGGCACCGACGGCACCCACGGGGTCGGCGCGCACGTTCATGCGTCCGCCGTTGCCGGGACGGTCGGGGTTGACACGATTCTTCGACCAGCGTATCGGATCGTTGTACGCAGTGTTGTACGCCTCTGCGACCATGTACTGCCCTGGACCCAGCTCGAGACCATCTTGACGAGAACCAGTCTCCTGGCGGTTCGTCGTCCGGCGTGTCTTCTGGAAATCCGGGCGACCTTCCGGTGCTGTGATGGCACCACCCTGTCCCTGACCACGCGTCTGCATAGGCTGATAGTTCGCAGTCGTCTTGGACAGCTTGGCAGGGTGGGAAATGGCGCCCAGCGTCGTTCCGCCGTTCTTGATGACGGGATTGGCTGGACCGCCCCACGTACCCGACAGAGTCGTCAGACGCTCCTCGTTCATGTTGTTGGGCAGAATGCGGAAAAACTGCTGGAAACCACCTGATGCTGGTGTGTCTGGTGACAGACCGAGACCGCGTCCGACGTATTTCTTGTCTGCGGGTGTTACGTTGTTCATTTTGTTCGTGACTGGCTCACGGCTTCCGTCCGTCTGGTACACTGGCTGACCGAACGGGAAACGAGATCCGTTCGGCACAACGTCCGCAAAGCTCGGTGCAATCTCCTTTGGTGGAAGACGGAACCCTCCTGAAAACCCACGACCTGTGTTCGGTTCCAGGTTCAGCGGATCGAGGGGTGGGTCCTGCTGAGCAAACTTGTACTGAATAAGGTCAAACTTTGAAACCTGGTCTGGCATCGAAGGCATCACTGCCTGCTGCTCCTGATCCTCCTTGGCGTCGCTGAGTTTCTTTCCGGCAAATACCAGACCGACAACGGCGGCAAGACTGAAGGGGTCCATCTATTATTTAGATGCTATTTTTTATCCACGAGTCCAAGAGGCGCTCCGTCTACTTGTCAGTGGGGTAACGCTTCGCGTAAGACATCGACTGGTACATCGCGTACGTGCTCGTCGGGTCCCATGACATGAACTTGTTCACCGGCTTGTCAATGTACAGTTCTGGGAAGTCGTACGGCTTGTCGGCGTAGTACTTGTTGTTACGGGAAGTCGTCTGTGAACGCAGAGCGTCACCCGTCATGACGATAACTTCGTAGTTGGTGTTTTTGGGTCCAAAGTACATTCCCTCCTCAACCATGAGGAGTCCGGGCTGAAGTACACTGCTCGGCATTATTAATTGTAGGTGAGATTATTT